GGTATGCTTGCACCATCAAATTTAAAACCTGCTGGTATAACATACTTGTTACTGTTTAATTCAAATTCAAAATCTTTTGCGATCTCCCAATGTCTAACACCAAGTATCCACATTAAAATCATTTTGAAAAAACCTTTATCTTTTGTAGCAATTCTTATAGGTTTCATCAATGGATAATCTGCATATTTAAAATTAACTCTATTGTCTATTTTCTTATCAAATAGGTTGACAATAAAACCTACTATAATTAAGGCAATCAGAATTGTCCACTGCCAAAATTTCATTGCTAAAGCTATAATTAGTTCCATGCTAGTCCTTACTTTTTTTTCTTTCTTGCTATAATGTTCATTGGTTTGAATGTGCCTAGACCCGGACCTTTTGCTGTTGCGTTCAGAGCATATGCCGCTGTTGGGTAGGGTGATTTCATATTACCAATACTTGCGATAGGTCTATGTTGATCTACTGGAATATAAGAACCTATTGCGTTTTTTAATGTTTTAAAACCTTGCACATTACCGTTCATCATTCTTCTCATTTTTTGTTTTTGTTCTTCTTTTAGTTTATTATAAAAATGTAATACGGCTTGTGCTGTCTCTACATTAACTCTCATCTTACCACCTTTATCAAAAGTGATTTTTTGTGTCTGTTTTTCGTTGACTATGTTTTCTAATACTTTTACATTTTCATCATGGTCAGAAAATGGACCATCATATAAAAACTCGTTTGCTGTTTCTTCTATTGTTTTATGTGTGCCAATATTATCAATACTATTTTTAATTTGATTTATAATATTACCATACTTCTTTTGTTCACCAATGCCATGTTTTTTCTTTGCCATGTTCATCGCTGTCGCATACATTACAGATTTTGCTTTTGCACCATATCGTTTTACAAACTCTGCTTTTTTAGGTTTTAATTCTTTTACAAATTTTTCAGCGTCATCTAAAACTTTCTTTGGTAAATCTTCAGCTTCTGTGATACCTCTTGATATTTTATGCCATTGACCACCACCCATTCTATTGTGACGAATAGCTCTAACTTCACCTGTTACTGAATTTTGTAATACTATGATACCTTCTCTGTTTTTTACTGCCCATGAATATAAAGCTCTGTGACCTTCATCTTCCATATTAAGATACCTTGACCACTTTTCAAATTTCTTTTTACCTCGTCTGAATATATCAAACAATTGCGGTGATACATTGAAAGTTTTTGATTTTCTTTTTTTGACTTTTTTTGCCGTAGGTGGCATTGACACAGCACCATCACCAGCAACATTGGCTATTTCTTCTTTCTTTAAAGTTTCTTTTAAAGCCAATAACTGGTTACTAAAGTCTGCGAATGTTCTCATTATAGTTCTTCTATGTCCTCTATTGTTACTAATAATACATCTTTTGTTTTATCATGTATAACTTCAAACACATCTTGTCCCATTACAGTATCTTTTGGAGATTGATCTGAAAATACTGAAACAGTATCACCAGACTTACCAATCACTCTGTCATCCTCATCAACACCTACATCATTTACAAGTTTATATGAACCTTTTAATAGTTTATCAGCAAAAGCAATTTCTTCTCTGATCTCACCATCATCTTCTTCAAGTAAATCATTGTCTTTTAAGTATTTATAAAACTCTTTTTCAATCAATTGTCCATCAGAATCATGGTATTGATCGACATGCTCTTTAATTAAAAACAATGCGGCAGCATAACTTGCTAATCTAGATTTACCACCAGGCACTTTTTCAATTAACTTTTTTACATTGAAAACTAATCTATGTAAAATAGTATATGCTTGTCTTTCTTCTGCTCTTTCAAGTGTTCTATACTTTCTTAAAACTTTACCTCTCTCATCAATAATACCTAATTTAAATGCTTCAGTTTTATTAAATGGGGTGACTAATAATTTTAAGAAACGAAATGTTATGAAAGCGTCTATTGCTGGACTTGCCATTTATAATCCTTTTAGTGTACTCATTAACTTTGTATCTATCGAAATTTGTTTCGCCTCACTATCTATCATATAATTTAAGAATACTAAAAATGTTTTTAAGACTGACCAATGTTCTTGTCCTATTTTAAAAAACAGTAAAACTTTTACTGCCTCTGGACTAAAAACATTTGACAACACTATGATATGATTCATAATGAGACGCTCTTTTAGTATACCTGTTGTTGAATGTTTTTTGAACAATCTTTTCAGATATTTAAAGCGTTTCATGTCATCATAAAATTCCTTTTCGCCTACGGCTTGAGGATTATCATAATGTTTTATAGCAAACATAAGGACATTATCCTTAGTCAGTCTATCAAATTTCATTGGTTACGCTAGTTCTGCGTAAACCTTACATGCTCCGTTATTTAATGTTTCGTATCTTAATTTTAATTGTCTTTCAACACCATCATCATTTTTAACTTCGCCTGCAGGTTCTTCACCTGTTTTTCCATATACACCACCAAACTTTGATAATGGAATACTTACATTTCCACTTTTTTCTACAAACTCTGGTAAGTCACCAACCATCTCCACACCAAGACCGTGTAATTTACTTCTTAAATAATTTACTGCAGCCGCAGGATTAATATGTTCCATACTTGCAATTGCACCAACATAATTGTTAATTCTTGCAACAATCTCGTCATCTGTGATATCGTTTAAATTTAAATCACTATCACTAGGTGCATTGACAGGAGTAGGTTTAGTTCTAATCTCACTAATGTTTTGAAATTCTTTAAATGATTTCATCTAACATCTCCTTTGATTCTTTCAGGTCATCACCCATGATTTCCTGAATTACTTTTTTCTTTTTCTTTTTCTTTGGTTCAACCTTTTGTTCTGGTTTAGGTTTTTCCTCAGATACTTTTTCCACATAAGGAACTCCGCCAGCGCCGTATCTAATTATCTCCGCCATCTTTATCCTCACTTGGGTTTTCTTCTATTAACTGCTCACAAACTTGTATTGCACCAGCAATAGCATTTAAATCTGCGTTTGCTTGTTTAATTGTTTCAGAAGCAGTTTTAATTCTATCTTCAACAACTAACTTGTTTTGTTTTAAAGCAGCAAGTTTCGCTTCTATTTGATCTTTTTTTATCATAATATCTCCATTATATAGGGTGCCCGAAGGCACCCCTTAATCATTATGCTAGTGTAGCACCTTCTTTAGCGACTACATACCATTTACTGTTTGTAAATAAACAGATAACGGAATCACCTACATTCGTAAGTGTAATTGTACTGTCGTTAAAGTTTGTTGGTGTGATGACGGATGAACCACCATCAGTCACATGTATAATAAACTTCAATTGACCTTCAACACCATCTGCAAGTGTTAATGCTTGAGACGCACCTGTTGAAGTTACCTCTGTGATTGCTGATACAACATCAACTGCACCTGCACCTGAAAGTGCCTGTGTTAAACCAAATACTGGTGTTGCGTTGATTTGTACATTGTCAGCAGAAGCGTCAACTAAAAATGCTTGTGCATATGAATTAGTTTCTGCTCTAAAGTCTGTTTGACCAGAAGCTTCATTGATTACAACTTCTCTGTTTGCACCGTCAACTCTAAATGCTTCTTCATCATCATTTGATACGATAAAGTCAGAATCCGTAGCGTCACTATTAATAGTTACGTTAGAACTTGCACCTGGGTTGATTGTTACTGCTGTTGGTATATTTGCAAAAGCAGAAGCGATTGATATTTTTTTGTTAATTGGTGTTCCTGATGGATCATCAATAACATGTAGTAAGTCAGCACTTGCTAAGTTACCTGAACCTAGATCAGTAAGTGCCGTGATTTTTTTATCAGCCATTTTTATCTCCTATAAACCCTTTCGGGAATGCTACTGGAAGTATGCATACGCTTTTCTCCCATCATTGTTATGAGGGCGATAACTCGCCCTCGATTAAATTGTATATTAACCTAATACAACACCAGTTAAAACAAGTGAAGATGTTCCACTTGAAGTACCGGCAACTGTTCTTAGTGTGTTATCTGTTGAACCAGTACGCTTGATAGCAGTTCCCCAAATTGCACTTGCACCATCAGCACCTGCTGCCGCTGAACCACCAGCGTGGTCTGCGTCTGCTGAAGGTACGGTTGTTCCGTTACCATCAACCATTGCTGAAGATCCGTCTGTTGCCATAGCCGCTGTTGCGTCTGCGATAGCAATATAGCCACCTGCGACACCATCTGCTGGTATTCTACCTCTGAATACAAGTCTGTTAGTACCTGAACCTGATAGAAACTGCATTTTCATGTCAGCGTCTTTTGCCATATCAGTTGGACCTAATATGTGCATTGATGTGTGTATTTTGTTTGAAATTGTGTTGTTTGCTGTTGCTGCAGCTGATGTGACTGTAACTGCTTCGTCATATGTAAATACGATATCGAAGTCAGCAGAGCCATCATGTGCGTAAGTGCCATCAGTCCAGTCAACAGACATTAAGTTAGCAGCACCAAGAGTAGAGGATAGTCCACCTATCGCAACTAATATCTCGGAATCTGCGCTTGTATTATCATTTCCGCTAGCCGCTGTTCCTGCTTTAAGTTCCCAACCTCTAGTAGTGGCAAGAGCGTCTTCTTTTCTTCCACCTGCACCATCGGCATTGTCACCTTTCAGAAACTTTGGTCTACTATCTGCGGAAGTAGATTTTCCCCATAATCCCATGTTGTTTCTCCTTATTAATAAGTTTGTTTAGTTATATAACTGTAACTATTTATAACCTATCTTCCTTAGATCAGCAATTGCTTGGTTTGCTGATTTATATTTGACAGGTATACCTTTGTTTTTCTTCCATTCTTTTACATTACGACCATAATCATCAATCAATACATTACCATTTGCATAGACTTTTTTTTCTGCTCTACGCACTAAATGGATTCTACTTGCGTCAGTAAGTCTCAAATTTCGTTGAATCCACAACATTTTTCCCTTACGACTATTCTTATCGTATGGTGCATATGCTGAAAGTATGTGTGGATTGTATTTTTCTATATATCGCCATATTTTCTTACCATCTTTAGTCCATGGTAATGTAGGCCAAAACATAGGATAATCTTCGACAGGTTGCCACTTTTGATCAGTCATAGGTGCTGACAGCCAATCTTGTGCGTCAGTATAACCTGCTGCCTGCATTGGCCCTGGCATACTAGGATCTTTTGACTTCAACTTAAACATATTTGCTATGCCTTGTGCAAAGTCACAAAGAACACCGTCCATGTCACAGTAAATAGTAGGGAGACTATCTGCTTCTTGGACTAATGTTATTCCTCGAATAGTCTCCGCCAAAGCGGAGTATTGCATTACTTATCTATCGCTTTACTTATCGCTTTTCTTCTTTTGTGTAGAAATCTATCGCTATCATCAACATCGCCATCGTTATCAATGTCTTTGTCTTTTCTATCTTTAAATTTCTTTTTTACTGCGACTGGATTTACTTTATCAAGTTTATCTTCTTCTTTCTTAACATCATAATGCTTACCTGCAACTGTAAAAGTTTTCTCACCTTTTTCTTTTGCAGCTTGTAACGCTTTACCAAATGCATTACCTTCTTCGTCTTGTTTTGCTTCTGATGTATAAAACATATCTTTGATTGTATCAACTAAAGATTTTACTTTACCCATTTTTGCTTTTTCGATTTCTTTATTTAAATCTTCACCATGCACTTTTATAGGTTTGTTTTCACCTTTAGCGTCTTTTTTGTTTTTGTCTCTCATATCTTCAGCGTCATCTTTAATATCTTTCTGTAATTGTTTTGCTTGTTTATCATGAGCTGTTACAGATTTTTTTAATTGTTTGATGATTGGTTTGATTGTTTCTTTATCTTTATCATCTAACGCTTCTGTTTGTTCTTTTTCTTTTTGTGCTTGTGCAGCAACACTATCCATTACTTCTGGTTTACCACCAACTAAATCATTTTGTTTAGTAGTGATATCAGCAATGGTAGCAGCTAGAGACCCTTTCTTTGGTTCACCAAAGTATGTTGGGTTCCAACCTTGTATTTTTTTCTCTGTCATTTTAGTCTCCCTTAAAATTTTATCTTACCACGCTTTGCGGTAATCTTTAGTTTGTCTCTTACCATGTCCACAACTTCTGGTGGCATTAAGTAATTCATCATCATGGCAATAGAATTTTTTTCTTCTCTACTACCTTTCATCATCTTTTGTATTCTGTTGATCACTTGAGGTTCAACACTTTTAAATTTACTTTTCTTTTCCTCATCTAACGGAAATATATCTAGATAAGGTATCAATTCTTCTTTGATAGAAGAAAACTTCATACCGTGATTAACAACTAAACTTGCTTTTGCAGCTGATGATAGAATTGGTATATCTGCTTTTACAAGTGCCTGTAATTGTGGTTTACCCATTCTCATCATCATCTTTCTTAATTGTGTAAATCTTGCAGGTTGTAACTCTGTATGATGTTTGCCTCTTAATGGCTCATACTCTTTTTTCAATCTTTTAATTTGAGAGGATGTAAATTCAGTCATAAATTCACTTTCCTCTGTCATAAAACTTCCGTCAATTTGATCAATGTTTGACATAAACTTAGATATTTGTTTACCATTGCCTGTAAGTTTATATACATTATTACCTGATTTTTTTACTTTAGCGCCAGCTCTTGTTGCTACTTTATTCAATTGTTTTTCAGCTTGACGATCAAGACCAGTTTTAGTATCGTATGATTTAATCGTTATCGTTACTTCATTGATATCATCTTCTTTTTCTTCTGTTTGTGGATTCATTAGATAATCTCTAGCACCATTTAAATCATCAGCGGCAACAGTAATTTTATCTGTTAACCATGATGGTAGTGGTTGTTCACCCATTGAATTAAGTTTAGACATAATATCATTACAATCTTCTATGATAGTTTTACAATGCCTAACAGCACTTGCCACATCAACATGACCATCTTCTTTCATTTCTGTCTTTTTGACAGTATCAATTTGTTTTTTCAAATCAGCAATCTTTCTTGCTTTCTGCAAATTGTCTTGTGCTTTTTGAACAGGATCAGTCTCTTGTTCTTTGACTTTTCGCATTTCTGCCAAAGTCTCTGCCATAGATTTATTGTACTTCATTTCTCTCTCCGTGTACTATTTATATTAGTTATCAACTTTGGCACCAGCACGCCATTGAAAACATGACCAATATCTTGCCTTATGTTTTGGCCCTGGATTATCACAATTATGTCTAGCTCTAAATGATTTTCTTCTAGCAGGGTCATCTCTTTTGATGGATAAGTTTGGATCACCAAATCTTACTACCACCACATTGCCTTGAGGATTCTTAACATATACTTTAAATTTTTTGTTAGGATTCTCACTTGTACGAATAGGATCATTTAGTTTCACAGTTTTACCTTGATACTCAGCTTCTGTAATCTCTAGGTCTTCATATAAATCACATGTTTCACAAATATGATCTATACGTTCTACTTCTTGTAGTGATTTAACTCTACTCATTACTTACCTCTTACTTTCGCTGCCAAGTCTTTATCTGCTTTACCCCAAGTACCACTTGATTTAGTTACAAAGCTGTTTACTCTTGCCATACCCCATTGTTGTGGTGTAGTGCCTGGTCTATGACCTGTTCGCCATGCAGCCATACCTCTGTTATATACTTTCATTAAGATACCATATGGCATACCAGATTTCTCTGCTTTCTTTTTTACACCTGCATTTTCTGATAACAACTCATCAAACATTTCAGATACAGTTTGATCTAGTTTCACTCTATACTCTGTGCCATATTGATCTTTGTATTGTTCGATTGTTTCGTCTAACTCTGACCATGCTTTTATATCTTTGATTTCTTGTTGTACATCTTCACCAAACTTTTTCTTAAAAGCAAGTGTGTGTTTAGATGGTTTAGTTTTTCCAGTAGCGTCACCTGGTGCTGGTTTGTATGCAGCAGGATTGTCATCATCCATCTTTGTACCTTTTTTAAAGTG